CTAGCATATACATGCTGTATGTCAACAACTATTTTGGCGACATAGGCGGAAATAGTCGCGCCGACACGGTTGAGCGAAGCGACGGCGAAAGCGAAGAAAAGGCGAAAGCGATCAGACGGCGAAAGCGAAGGGAAGGCGAAAGCGAAGAAACGGCGAAACGCCCAGCCGCCGCCAGAGACCCGGGAGGGGGGAGTCCAAAATTTCTATAGATATATATATCCCCCCTACATTCCGGAGCCGGTTGGTGGTAGGATGGCGTTATGCGGCGACGAGTCTTGGGCTACGGGGAGGTGGCGGAGCAGGCGGGGTTTGCGGGGGTGTTGCAGGAGATGCGGGAAGCGGCGGGGATGACGATTCGGGAGGTGTCGGAGCGGATGGGGGTGAGTCAGGGGGCGGTGCATCAGTATTTGTATCGACGGCGGGGGAAGCGGGGGACGAGTTCGACGCGGTGGTTGTTGCGGTATGCGGAGGCGTGTGGGTGTCGGGTGGTGGTGGAGTTACCGGAGGGGCGTCGAGGGGGGGTCTATGGGGACGGGCGAGGATTTGCGACGATTGACGGAGGCGGAGGCGAAGGAATTCGCGCAGATGGTGTTAGCGGGGGCCCCGGTCGGGGAGGTCGTGCCCTATTTTTGCGACGGGACGGAGAGCGAGGCGCAGCGGATCGCGTGCGAGCGGCAGTGGACCGCGCAGCGGGAGGTGGTGGAGGCGTTGGAGGTGATGCTGGGGGGCGTGGCGTGGCATCGGATGACGGATCCCCAACGGCTGGACGCGGCGGTGACGAAGCATTATAACGAGCTGGCGTATTTCCTCTGGACGACGAATTATGCGGAGGCGGACGGGGGCACGAAGTTGAAGGCGGATACGTGTCGGACGGCGATTGAGGCGAAGGTGGCGGGGATGGCGGGGCGCGAGAGTCCTCTGGCGCAGTTTTATCATGATCTGCTGACGCGCTATGACCGGGAAAAGGCGACGGTGCAGTAAGTGTTCCACGTGAAACCTGCACGGATGAGAGCCCGACCAATTACGCAACGCACTGCGTTTGCCTGGATAAAAGAGCACCATAGGCACCACGCTCCGCCGCGTGGTGACCTCTTCAGAATTGCTGCGGTTGATGACGAGGAGGCTTTGATTGGTGTGGTTGTTGTTGCTCGTCCTCTTTCTCGATCATTGCAGGATGGGGTAACGGCTGAAGTCATACGCCTCTGCACGAATGGAGAGAAAAACGTATGCTCGTTCCTGCTGAGTCGTGCATGGAGAGCCGCGAAAGCATTGGGTTATCGCAGAATTTATACCTACACACTCCCTTCCGAGGGGGGGGGATCATTGCGTGCTGCCGGATGGGACTATGATGGCGAGACAGCCGGAGGCGGGTGGTCATGTCCATCGAGACCACGACTGGATACACATCCATTACTGCCGAAGTCTCGGTGGAAGAAGGAAATAGGAGACGAACATGGCCAACGACGAGAAAGTAGTTGAGAAATTCACCTTATCCACAGCCACGACAGACGAGGAATTCGAGGCGGCGAGTCTCACCCTCGGGGTGGATGTGGAGGAACTCAAGAGCACCCTGGTGTTTGTGGAGCATCTGGCGCGTGAAGCCGAGCGACTCGAACTCCCCCCGAATGCGGCGGCCAATGCGGCGGTGTCGTTTGTCTCGGGGTGTATCCACTCGAATACCCCGGAGGCGATCTGGCGCGACTTACATCTCTTGATGGCCAATGCGTTGCTGGCGCAGGTGGGGTGTGGGATTGACAAGGAGACCGGGCAGCTCACCGACACCCCCCAGGCCCCGGAGCCGATCTTTAGCGCCTCGCAACGTCTGCATTGATGGATACGTATCCAACACACCGGACCTGTCAACGCCCTGATGCCTGTCACCGCGATTCCCGTCCCCCTGCGTGACCAGCTCATTACCGAGTTCCGCGCGTTTCTCTGTCAGCAGATGGGCTTCATCCCGTTTGTCCATCAAGCCGCGTGGTGGGCGACCACCGATGGGTACGACTTAACCGACGACCCCGTGCCCGAGGGCACCTATAACGCCATCTATGCGAGAGATCCTGACGGGGACTGTGCGTGGTACGGACAGATCCCACGCGAATACGGACGGGCACGGGTGGTGGCGGAACTCGGGGCCTATAAATCCGGGAAATCGGCAGGAGCCGGGATCTGGGCGGCGGCGTTTGGGGCCGTCCCCCATGCGCGGGTGTATCTGGTCGGGAATGAATACGATATGTGCGTCCCTGAGTTTGATTACCTCCTCGAAGCCCTCTGCTCCGATCGGGGGCTGAACCAGAAACCCAAAGCCCTCCAGAACCGACCCAAGGATGGGCGACTCTGGCTGGAACTCGATAATGGGGCCCGCTTCGAGGCCCGGAGCTGGGAACGCTCCGAATCCCTGAAAGGCAAGGAAGTCGATGCCTATATCTACTGCGAGGCGTATCAACTCCCCGGCATCGAATGCTTCACCTCGGTCTCCCAGAACCTGCGGGTGCGGCAAGGCTACGCCGTGTTCCCGACCACCCCCGACCGTCCCTGGGTCAGCGTCTTTCACGAACACGGACACGGGCATCCCGACTTCACCGACTGGGTCTGCAAGTGCGGGATTCCGGCGACGGTCAATCCCTACAGCTTCGACGAAACCGCGATGAAGCGGGATGAAACCCTGCTGACCCGCGAAAAATTCTCGATTGCCTACTTCGGAAAACTTGGCGATTTCGTGGGGCGCGTGTATAACTACCAAAGGGGAGACCGCCAACTCTCACCCGAGACGCAGTCGCAGCTCTGCACGCGCACACCCGTGACTCGCGCTGATGTCACCCTCGGCGACGAGTGGGTTGTGGTGTTAGGGGCGGATACCGGCACCTATTGCGCGGCAGTGGCTGTGGCTGTGTCGCCTGACGGACAGGCGGTCGTCCTCGATGAAGTGACCAATTATCGGTATGTGGCGAATACGCCGGAACTCGATCCCGATAGTTCGATTGTCCGGTGGGTGCAGGAAGTGGTGGCCATGGCGCAACGCTGGAAGGCCCGTCCGGTGGCCTGGGTCGATGCGAACTCCCAGTTCAAGGCCGAGTGCGCCCATCATGGGCTGCACCTCATGGCCAACCATCGTGGTCGGGAAGTCCGCACCGAAGCCGCTCGACAATATTTCCAGCACAACGAAATCTTCTTGGCCCCGTGGCTCGATATGCTCCCCTATGAATTGGAGCACGCGCAATGGCCGGACAAGACCAGCAGCGCCGGACGCTACGAGCGCCTCAAGATCCATGACCACGTCCTCGATTGCGTGGAACATGTGCTCTCCCGCCATCCACGGGGACGCGTCGACGCCCCCACGCCCACGATGTCGCCGCTCTACAACATTCAACCGATGGGGTCACCACTCCGCAAAAAGCGGAGACAGCCCGCTGATGCTCATCTGGGGACGCAATGATTACACGTTGCCGACGATGGTTCGCGCGGTTGTTGATGCCGCGCACTCCTGAGCACAGAGGGCTGGTGCCGTATGGACCCTACGAGACGGTGTGGAAAGAGGCGCTTGCTGAGACCCACGCACGGGTACGAGCCCTTGAAGCGCGGGTGACGGTGCTTGAAACCGCGTTGGAAGATGAGGGCACATCCAAAGCAATGGCGAACTGGACAGCCCCAGATATGGACGCCCACTTAGGAGCCAATTGATGCCTGCGGGAAGAGGATACGATCTCGAACACAAGCGACGGGAGGCCAATGTGCGTGATGATGGGAAAATACCGCAACCCGATCTTGGACAGCAGCGTGTGCGCCGGAAACCCTTTCAAGGCAGTGCGCCGCCCCCGTCCAGTCAAGGCCCGGTCTTGGATGGGATGCAAGCCCAGATGCGTGCCCCGCAAGGGGGACCACCACCGGGTGCCCCGCAACCGCTGACACGGCCCCCGGGCCTCGCCATGCCGCCACGTCCACAAATGCGCCCACCCCAAATGCGCCCGCCTGTCCCTCCACCAGGGATGGCCCAGGCACCTCCAGGCGGGATGCGTCCCCCGATGCCGACCGCGGGCCCCCCACGCCGCCCAATGCCGGGCATGGGAGGCGCACCACAAGGGCCGCAGCAGCTCCTCGCCCAAGCGGGCATGCGTCCACCCCCCCAGATGCCAATGGGACCGCAACGCCGCCCCATGCCACAGGGGATGCCCCCAATGCCGGGGCCACGAAGGGTCTAAGCGATGCCCACCAAAGCGGAAGTGCTCGTTGACTATACGAAAGACTACAACCGTCTGCGTGCCCAGAAGTCGCGAGAGGTGGCGTCCGTCGAACTGCGGATTCTGACGAACCTCGCGTTTGTCTCTGGGGAACACTGGGTGGGGTCCGAGAAACGGGCGCTCTTCACCAGAAAGCGTGACCCCAACAAGCTGCATCTCGTCTTCAATCTGTTGGGGCAGATGCTCCACAAGATGCTCGGGCGGTTGACGAGCGTGGCCCCCGTCTTTAAGGCGCGGGCGGACAAACAAGACCCAGAATCTGTAGCGAAAAGTGACGTGGTGAACAAACTCATCACAGCACTCGATGAAAAGCTTGACCAACCCTCCCGGACGTGGGAACTGCTCTGGTGGATGGCGATTGGCGGGGTGGCGTTCGAGTATGTGCCCTGGGTCAAGGACGCCAGCATGGAGCCGCTGCCGCGCTTCGATCCAGAAACCAATGAGTTGCAGTGGACCGATGTCATCTCGACGGAAGAGATTTCCGAGTCCGAACGACAGGAACGCCTCGCGCAAGGCGCGCCACAAGAGCAATTTGTGGTCATCGAGGATATGGTCCTCGCCGGGGACGTCGGGAGTGAAGTCCTGAGTCCGTTACAGGTCTTCATTGATGCCTCGGTACGCTCGGTCTCGGATTTGGCCCCCGATCAGGCGGTCTATATTGCCAAGATTCGGACGGTCGGCTGGCTCAAGGAGAATTATGACCTGAGCGAGAAGACGGTCGAAAGCCTGAAGGACATCAGTGATGTGCGGATTCTCTCGACGGACCTGAACTCTCTCGGCGCGCCCACCGGGTCCGTGCATTTACAGGATCTCATCCCACGGGTGCAGGGGAGTCGCGATAAGAATGACCCCGACCTCACGGTGGTGGTCGAACGCTACAGTCCCATCTCCGAAGAGCATCCGCGTGGACGCTATTGCGTCTTTATCCCGGACGAAGAGGTCTTGATCGAAGAAGACAACCCCTATGAGTCGATTCCGCTGGTAGATTTCCACTGGGCCCCGACCACGGTGAGCTTCTGGAACAGCGATTACATCTCCGACCTCATTCCGCCGCAGCGGTTCTTGAATAAACGCCTCTCGCAACTCGGGGAACAGTCCAATGCCTCGCTCTATGCCAACGAATTGCTCGGGCAGGGGCTGAAACGAGAAGATATCCCGCCAGATTACCCAGCGCCCATTGAAAACGGCCTCAATGAGCAGGGCGTGAAGATGATCCAGCGGCGTGACCCGCCGAATCTGCCCGCGTGGTACATGCCCTCCATTGATCTGGTCGTCAAACTCATGCGGGAGATTGCCGGGGGCGTGGATCTGTTCCAAGAACAGAAATTCCCCGGCCAATTGCGCGGACCCACGGCAGTGCCGCTCTTGCAGGAGATGATCGACAGCCAATGGGGCAATCTCTACCTCCATATCGGCAAACAGATGTCCGCCGTGAAGGAAATGCGGGTCAATCGGGTGAAGCAGTACTATCCCCCCTTCCGGACCATGCATTACACCGATCGGTCCATGCGCGATGAGGTGTTTGTCTTCCAGACCTCCGAGATTTTGCAAGCGGGGACGGATTATTCGATTACGGTGGAGCGCGGGAGTCTTGTGCCCGAGTTTCGGGCGCTTCGAGAGGCCCGGATCCGCGAACACCTGCAATCGCCGCTCAATGTGCTCTATCTGGACGAGCGGACGGGCAAAATCGACAAAGAGAAGATCGCCGCAGACCTGGAGATGGGCGATCTCGGGCGCGAGAGCCAAGAAACGACCTATCGCAAGCTCGGCATGGCCCTCGTAGAGCGGTTATGGCATGGAGAGCGTATTCCCGAGCATTTGCCCATGCCGTTCTGGAATCTGCGCGTCATCATGGACGAATTAGAGTCACAGATGGCGACAACCGAGTGGTTGAGCGCCTCGGCGGAATTACAAGAGGGGTTTGTCGAATTCTGGAACCGGTGTCGCCAGATCCTCCTTGAGGCGTCCGAACGCCGTGAACAGGGCGCACAACAGTCGCAAACAGCCAGTGCCGTAGCCCAAGCCACCCAGCAAGCGGCGGCGAAGGCGGCTGCTGAGACGGTCGATCAGGCGATGGAGCAAATCCGGGCGGCTGAACAGGTCGCCCCACAGGCTCCGGCCCAGATCATGGAAGCCTTTGCCCAACAACGCCAAGGACCGCAGTAATGCCAAGGCCGGTATTCTCACCAGGTGCGTCTGACCGCTTGCATCAATTGTGGCGAAGGCCGTGGAATGAGAGTCCCGTACCACCGGACGACCATCAAGGCAGTCTCCGTGCGGAGGACCGGTCATGGCTCGAACGGTTCATGGACGAGGAGATATCACCACGCATTCGGAGTGTGGGAGAGGCACTTGAGCCGTATCGCGAGACCTACATCGCACCAGCCTTGGACCTCCTGATATCAGACGATCCTGAAGAGCAGGTGATGGAATCGTTGGTTCCGGGAACGGAGCTTGTGTCAACGGGTGCAAAACTTGCGCTTCCATTGGTCGAGCAGGTTGCGGCGCTCGGCATGATGAAGGAATCGAATCCGCTCCGAGACCCAGCGTATCTCAGGGAGATGCTCGACAAACTACGAAGGCAGATTGACCATCTCTCCCCGGGGGTACAGCGGCGAGCCGCGTACGATCTAACAGAGACGCATCCACGTGTCGCGGGCGCGTTTCAGCATAGCGGTGGTCGGATTGCCGAGGGGTCAGCCGATGAACTGGAGGATGCGCTAGGAGCGTTCTACTCTGGTTGGGGCAGGCGGTCGTCCGCGGAAAAAGCGCGGTATCTCAGAGCGATATCCAAGGGCGAGACCCCACAGTGGACTCCGCGTCCCAGATCACTACCGCTGGACCAGGAGTTTCATGCCGAGGTGCCCTTCGGCAGCTCGATATTGCTCACGCCAGAGCCCGTAAGGGAACTCCGATGGGCGCGTGAGGCGCTAGAAGATTTGCCAGAAAATCGCGAGCGATACGCACGAGCCCTTCGTGCGGGAGCCACCCCAGACGAGTTGCAGGAGATTCTCACGGATCGGCTAATGAGTGAGTCGGGATTAGAATCGTATCTCGCGATTGGCGCGTCGATTCCATCGCATGAGTTAACCCATTTTGGTCAATACGCAGCAGATGAATCAGGGATATTGCGTGAGTGGTTGGACGCGTACGACGAGTTGGAACAGTGGACGAGATATCGTGACCATCTCTCAACGAGGCCGCGAAAGGATCCGAGACCCAGATACATCCAAAGGGGCTCTTGGATGCGCCCGATTCCCGAATTTGAACATGAGCCGCTTATAACCACACGCCATCCCGGTGCGCTCGGCCTGGCGGAGTCACGCGTCAAAGAACTGACCGAAAAAGTTGCGTATTTGACACATCTGAAAGAACTCGGGGAGCATCCAGCACGAGATTGGTATGCGATGGGTCACTCGGCGTTCGGGATGTCGCCCAATAAGGTGAGGCGCCGCTCTGGTCGCCCTGTCGTGAAAAACCGAAATAAACCACAGAGATACCATCGTCAAGGCGCGTGGCACGGAGGCGAGCATTGGGCAAAACGACATGCAGTAGAAAATCCGGCCTATTGGGACGATATATTACAGAGCGGAGTCGTTCCTCCGGGTGTCGCAAAACCGTGGGAGGAGATGGCCGAGTGGGAGCAGTACCTTTATTCGCTGATAGGTCAAGCAGACGAGAGTAATCTTGCCGACTGGAGCGCCTTATCTTTCTGAAAGAACTTGCACAATCTCCAGATGTCTCCAGTTTGGTAGAATCGGACTGTAGATACGCCAAGGACCGCAGTAATGCCAACACAGGTTCAGTTAAGCACACCAGATTGGCTGCGTCCGTTTGGACAAGGAGCCGAGGATCTCTCTGGGCCAGAACGACGTGATGTGCGACGGCGCATACACACAGAGACGCCTGTCCGCAGTGAGATGCCGCTCAGCCCAGGGTCGTTAATGGCGATTGCCGGAATGATGCCAGCCCTGTTTGGCGGCGCGAAATATCTTCCCCAAGCGGGAGCTGTGGTCCGGAGGATACCAGAAACGCTCAGGAACGCGATGCGTACAGGTGATTCTGTTGCTGTGGCAAAAACACCTGTGGGGAGGATTGGAGGAGCCCAAAAGACTCGACGGGAGCTTCTGGGATCGCTGTTTCCGCTCCAGAAGGTTGCTGATATTGGAAGAACAGGGGTGGAACTCGGGAATCCGACTCCAGAAGAGGCGGATACCTATGCTGGGGCTAAAGAGAAACTGCGTGAACTGGTTCCCGAATCTATTTGGGATCCATATGACCCTGACATAATGGCGAACAAAGAGATTCAATGGGATATCGAGGATGCTATTGCACAGCGTCAGAGGGCTGCGTGGGCCGAGCTTGGGCATCCTCCACAAGTTCCAGACACTGGTATGATGTCGCGTTACGCCGAAGGTGTGGCTACTCGCCCGATATGGAAGAATTTTCAGGACATAAAACGCAGGATAAGTCAGTATCCAGTTGGACGACCTGCGTTTCGGATACTAAGAGAAGGCGGTCCACCGGAAGAAGTTTTCACACGTCACAGACCGAACACCATAAAGGCGCATGTGGGAACTGGGGCGCAGTTAATAGGTGAAGAGTTCATTCAGGCGCTCGCCGCAGAAGCGTCGGAGAAGCTAGGGCGACATGTCTCGGAAGAGGAGATACGTCAGCAGATTGATGAGGCGTCGGGTATTGAAGGTACATACGACAAGGTAAAGTCTGCTCTAGCACGACGATTTCGGAGGTAGGGGCGGTGATTCGACGACGCACACACAATGGCGGCGGCAAAGGGGTACGACGCCCTGGGTCCGAGCCAGACAAGTTCGGCACGGTGATGCAGGAGTATCACGATGGGAACCTCCACTCCTCCAGTGGGCAGGTGGTGACCAATCCCCAACAGGCCAAAGCGATTGCGGCCAGTGAATCCGGGAGGCCGAAGAAGCGTCCGTGACCGGACGCACAATAGACATCTGGAGGATGTCTGTGTCACACTACGGGTAGCACTGCCGATACCACGGCGAATACGGGAACTGAACACCGGCAAGACCATTCATTGGCAAGTGAACACGGGCTTGGCGACTCACGACCCACTCGACAGGGGAAAACATGGCAGAAGACGTAATTGATGTTGCCGCACCAGAGGGCGGTGACACCATCGTTGACACCGGAGACGGCGCAGGCAGCGGGGGGTCAGCGTGGCCAGCGGAGGTCCAGGCCGAATACACCAAAAAGACCCAAGCCCTAGCTGAAGAACGAAAGAACTGGGATTCTCAACGCACACAGCAGCAGCAGCAGTTGCAGCAATACGCCCAGCAATTGCAGCAATATAGCCAAGCGCAGCAGCAACGCGCACAGCCGCAACAGCCGCAACAGCGTGGACCGTCGATGGTCGACCAGCTACGGAAGATGCCGTATCTGGATGGCAACACGGCGGCACAGATGGTGGAGCGGTTGGTGAGCGAAGGGATTCAACCACTACGGTCGCAACTTCAGCAGCGGGATCGCGCACTGGCGACAATCTATCAGGACTACAAGGGCCTGCGAGATCAAGTCGGACAGTCGCAGGGGAAACAGGCCGAAAAAGACCTCGATTCGCGGTTTATTCAACTGCGCGAACAACATGGATTGCCAGACGAGGAAGTCGTCAACGAACTCATGCGGGATATTTACTACTCACATGAGGGAGACGATCTCGATACCGCATTTCCGGATATGTTCGCCAAGCGATGGGACGCGCTTAAAAAGCTGAGTCGCGAGCAGGATCGGAAAACTGCGGCCAAGGCCCGAGAATCGGTGCTCCCCGGACGGGGCGGCGAATCGTCCTTGACCAGTGGTAAGACCGGCGGCTACAAAACGCCAGAGCAACGTACCAACGAACTCTGGCCGATGTTGAACCCCGGACCTGACGTATAGCGCCTGTCTCCTGGAAGTGCAGGAGAATCATGGCGAGTACAACTGATGTCATTGAAGCCCTAAAGTACACGTACGGGGTGGATCAGGTCTTGTATCTGGTCAACCAAGAGGTCGTGTGCTGGAATATGTTCCAGAAGATGGCCAAGCCCATTGGTGGGCGCGGCCAGTTCATCATGCCCATCATGGTGAAGAATCCTGGCGCATGGACCGGTCTGGCCGAAGGCGGCGCGTTGCCGTCAAATCTGGACCCCGATACGACTGAGGCGGCATTCTCGATTACAGAATTTGCCGGGTTGTACAACATGTCTTGGAAACTGCTCCAAGATGCCCGGAATTCTAAGTTTGCCTTTCAGACGGCCCTCAAAATGATGGAGGCGGGCTTCCGGCGACGGGTGCTCAAGCTCATCAATGCCGATTTGCTCTCTGATGGACTGGGGAAATTGGCAATCCTTCCAGCAGCCGATGATCAAGCGACCATTACCGTGAACGCACTTCCGAGTGTGGATATCGGAATGGTGGTCGATGTCATGGATGCCGGGGATAACAACACCAAGCATGGCAACTCATTGACGGTCACCGCCGTGGATGCTCCTAATCGGACGATTACGCTGAGTGGGGCACCAAGTGGTACGGCTGCATCAGACTATGTGGTTATTCAGGATACGGTGGCGACAAGCTATTCGTATCACACGAATGGCCTGCTTGGGATCATCGACAACGGCAATCCTCCATCACCCAAGGGGAATTTTGGCAGCATCAACCGCAGTACTGCGGGGAATGAGTTCTGGCAGTCGGTCGTGCTGAGCAATAGCGGCACGAACCGGGCGCTCACCGAAGACCTCATGATGCAGCTCGAAGACTCCGTCCGTGAGAAGGGCGGCGCGTCGTTGAACTCTTACATCTCCAATCTCGCCATTGTGCGGCGGTATCATGACCTCCTCCGTGAAGACACCTACTTCGCGATGGGGTCACCGAAGCCGTTTGACGGGAATGTGGGTGTCGGACGTGATGGGGGAGCCCAGCAGAAGGGCAAAGATGGTGGCGATGGACGCACCATCTACCGCTTCTCTGGCAACCCGTGGCATGTCGATCCCTACTTCGCGGCCAATACGATTATTGGTCTCGATACGAAGCATTTCTACATTGGGCATGGTGAGAACGCGACACCGCGTCCTGTGTCAGAAATCTTCGACAACACACCGTTCTTCCGACAGACGTCGAATACGACGTTTGAGGTGGCGTGGTACTGGCAGGGCGACCTGCTCAGTGACAACCCCGCTGCGGGCGCGAAGATCGAAGATGTCGCCGAATCGTAAACACTGAGTAGGTGGGGAGGGGGCTCCGGTCCCCTCCTGTCACTTCGCCAGGAGCACATGATGGGACTCAAAGCGATTGCTCGACTTGCACCCACCCGGTTGCAGGCGCACTTTACGGCAGGAGAAGCGGCGGATACGCCGATTTTTGTCGCCGACCAGGACTATGAAGTCATGGAGGTGCGTGAAGCGCATGATACGGCGGGGGCCAGCAGCACCACGGCTGATGTGGTCATTGCCACGTCCGGCACTGCCCCAGCCAGTGGGACCACGGTCTTGTCGTCCACGTTGGCACTGGATAGCACGGCGAATACGCCCGTGACCTCCACGTTGACGACGACGGTCTTGAATCGGTTCATCAACAAGGACTCACAGCTTTCAATTAACTTCACGGGCACGGTCACGGCCTATCAAGGCGTGATTTGTGTCGTGTTGAAACCTGTGAGGACCAATACTGACTACTAAGGAGTCGTATGGAAACCTTTGACCCGGCTAAGTATTCTCTCGCAGAGAACGCATTTTTCCTGAAGCATCTGGGAGAGTCGCCGCTTGCGGTGCTCCAGAACCCGCTGCCCAATGGGGTCACGCGCCATGCGGTCGAGACTGCGTTGGGACGTGTCTATGAGCTTGCGGAGCTTCAAGAGCACCGCGGCATACACTGGGTGGGGATTGAGAAGGTTTCCGAAGCCATTAGTCGGTATCTGATTGAACGAGAGAAGTGGACGGAGTTTACCTCGCAGGGAGCCCCTACCTTTCCCTCCATGTTTGCGTGGGATGGGAAGGGCAAGCCGCATCGCGGAGGCATCGGGTCTGATGCTGGTCAGGTCTTGACGTATTTCGTAGATGGCGGAAAACGGAAGCCGTTTGCGGTGCCATTAGTCGAGGTATCCGTTGAAGCGTTTTCGGCTCCGTGGCACGCTGCGGCGGACGAACCAATTCCTGACGCATGTGTCGAAGATGCCGAAAAAGGGGTGATGTCCTGTCCCATTGACGGTTTCGCGACAAACTGGAACCCCGAATCGCGCAAGGCATATAACCTGGCGCGTGCGCGGATGGCCCGGCATTGCCGGAGCAGTAAAGATCCGCGTGTGCAGGAGTTCGGCCTAAAGGTGTTTAGCCGATGAGTCACCTCCCCACCCCACCGATCGAGGCAGAACTGAAGTTCTGGCACCCGAATCGGTTCGGCGTGCGCTTTGCGCCGAAAGGGTTCCGTATGGAGCTACACCAGATGCACCCGGATCTGGACGTGACGTGGCATCCGACACGGGAGCGGTGGTTAGTGTGGTACAAACGCCCTCGGATTCAACATCATCTCTGTCCGGGGTGGCTCCTGTTGTTTGTGGTGGAAAATTCCCAAGGCACGTATGTGCCTCTCGATGCTCGCACCTTTGCGGCCATTCATGAGCAGAGTGGTTTCAAGTGGGGCACTGGGCGCGAGTATTGGGCGCGAGTCGAACAGGAAGCGCAGCGGGAGCGGGATGACCGCGATCAAGACCGCGAGCAACTCCTCGACGATGTCGGGTCTGATCGGTGGGACCATACCAAGATCCAGGTCAGTATGCGGGGACCGTCTAATGGCAGTAAATTCGTCCAGCATCATGCCGGAGACTAACTGCTATGGCGACTGGCCAGACGATTCTTGACCTGATGGAAGGTCTCGATGCGAGCCTTCAACTCCAAGCCTCGGAGTCGGGGGTGACCAAGGGACTGATTGCGGCCAATGCCGCACAGGATTACCTCGAATCGATCCTTGCGCTCCAGCCGAATAACTACGGGTCGACGTTTGCCACAGTCGCGACGACTGCTGATACGGAATCGACGACCTTCCCCTCCGGGCTGTTGCGGCTAGATCGGTTGCAATACATCAATCCGACAACTAGTCGGCCTGGGTGGGATCTGGAGTTCGTCGGGTATACGGGCGACCAATATGGTCCTCCCGTGACCTATCCCAGTCTCCAGTTCGATGTCAGCACAACGGGGAAGCCCCGCCGCTACTGGACGAATGGGACTGTGATCCTCTGGGACCCGGTGCCGGATGCGGTGCATACGGTGCGGTATTACGGACTGGTGGCCAAGTCGGACATTACGGCCTCCGGGACGTTTGGGTTCCCAGATATTGCGATGTTGCCTGTGGCGCAATACGCGGTTGAGCTACTGAAGATTGGCACCGATGATGAGGTGCAGTCCTTGACCGCATTTGGACAAAAGACCTTTGGACCGTTTCTCCAATGGGCCGGACGATTTAATCGGGATCGTGCTCCGGGCTATGACTATCGGTATTACCACAGCATCTAGGAGGCGAGATGAGTAGCCAAGCAGATTTCCAAGATTTTCGCGACGTGCAGCTTGTCAAGCGGGCCGCGATTGATGCCGCCTCCAGTGGGAACAATACTCTCGTCGCTGCCGTGACAGGAAAGAAGATTCGCGTGCTGGCGCTCACGGTCACGATGACGGGCACTGCCGTTACGATTCGATTCGAGGATGGGGCAGGGGGCACCGCGTTGACCGGACAGATGCAGCCGACGCAGGGGCAGACGGTGACGTTGCCGTTTAATCCGGTGGGCTGGTTCGAGACCAGTGCCGCGACACTCCTGAATCTGGAACTGGGAGGGGCTCAGTCAGTGGATGGTGTGTTGGTCTACATCGAGGCATAAATGGCTGATATTCAAGTTGCCAACAGCGACGACGATTTGTCAGGGAATACGCTCCTGACAGAAGAGGAAGCGTATACCATTACTGGGCTGCATACCTATAACCGAACGACGAATCCGCCGTTTGCAGTGGCTTCGGGTGCGGCAAAGGTCGATAACCTCGATGCTGACAAGCTCGATGGTGTTGAAGGTGCAGAGTTTCTCAAGAGGGATGGCACCGTTGCACTGACGCC